ATGTCCGCAAATTTTCTTCACGGCGTCGAGACCGTCGAAATCGACGACGGACCGGTGCCCATCCGGCTGGTGAAAACGGCCGTCATCGGGCTGGTCGGCACCGCGCCGATCTTCGAGGTTGACCCGGCCTACCGCACCGTCAACACGCCGGTCCTGATCCTCAACGACAAATCGGCCGCCAAGTACTTCGGCACGGCCCGGGAGGGCTACACCATCCCGCAGGCCCTGGACGCCATTCGCGACCAGCAGGTCAACGGTTCGGGCTACGGCGCGGTGGTGGTCATCAACGTCTTCGACCCCGAAGGGGGCGAACGGGTCATCGACGTCCCGCCCGAGGAGATGACCTTCTCGGCGGCCGGGACCATCACCCTGGAACGAACGGACGTCTCCGGTGTCATCGTCAAAAATACCGCCACGACGCACACGTACGTTTCGGGCACGGATTACACGGTCGATCAGTCCACAGGGGTCATCACCCGCCTGGCCGGGGGTTCCATCCCGGCCCTGGCCACGGTGTCCGTCAGCTACGCCTACACCAACAGCCACACCTCGCAGTGGCCGCTCGGCGACGCCCTGTTTTCCGACGATGACACGCTGCTCCTGGGCCGTCCCGGCGTCTCGGAGGTGGTGGTCACATCGGCTGACGGCGCGACGACCTACGTCCTGGGCACGGATTACACCGTCGACCAGGTGGAAGGCGTCGTGACCAGGCTGGCCGCCGGGAGTATCGCCACGGGCGCGGCGGTCAAGGTGAGTTTCACCTACGCCGACCCGTCGAAGGTTCTGCCGTCGGAGATCATCGGCTGGACCGATGCGGCCGGGCAGCGCCTCGGTATGCAGGCGTTCAAGGACGCGTTCAACCGTTTCGGCTTCCACCCGAAGATCCTGATCGCCCCGGGCTACTCGCCGCTGACCGCCGTGACCTCGGAATTGAACGTTCTGGCCGAGGCCATGCGGGCCATCGCCATGGTGGACGCGCCTGTGGGCACCACGTTCCAGCAGGCCCTGGAGGGACGCGGGCCGCAGGGCGCGATCAACTTCAACACGTCGAGTCCCCGGGCCGTGCTGTGCTACCCCCACTGCAAGGTCTACGACACGGACACCGACGCCACGGTCTTACAGCCGTACTCGCCGCGCCTGGCCGGGGTGCTGGCCGCCAAGGACATGGACAAGGGGTATTGGTGGAGCCCGTCCAACACCGAGATCCAAGGCATAACCGGCATGGAGGTGCTGCTCACGGCGGGGATTAACGACGCCAACTCCGAGTGCAACCTTCTAAACGAGGTGGGCATCACCACGATCTTCAACGCCTATGCCACGGGCCTGCGCACCTGGGGCAACCGCTCCGCAGCCTGGCCGTCGGTCACCGGGCCCAAGCAGTTCATCAATATCCGACGCGTGGCCGACGTGATCGCCGAGTCCATTGAATGCAGCATGCTCCAGTTCCTGGACCGGCCCATCACCAATGCCTTCATCGACGCCATCACGGAGAGCGTGAACAGCTTCATGCGTACCCTGGTGGCGCGCGGGGCCATCCTGGATGGCCGTTGCTGGTACGACAAGAGCCTCAACGAGGCCACGGAACTGGCCGCCGGGCACATCGTGTTCTCGTATGACTTCATGCCGCCCCCGCCCGCCGAGCGCATCACGTTCGAAAGCCACGTCAATATCGCCTACCTGTCCCAGCTCAACGCCTCGGCCAACACCGTCGCCACGGCGTCGGCCGCGTAAGGAGTCCGCATGTCCACCCCGATCCAGATCAACCGCCTGACGAACTGCAACGTCTACGTCAACGGCACGTCGCAGCTCGGCCGGTGCGAGGAAGCCAAGGTCCCGGCCGTCAAAAACGTCATGAGCGAGCACAAGGCCCTGGGGATGATCGCCAAGGTCGAGCTGCCGTCCGGCATCGACAAGATGGAGGCCGATTTCAAATGGGCCAGTTTCTATCCGGACGTTCTGACCACGGTCGCCAACCCTTTCAAGGCCGTGGCCTTGCAGGTGCGCGGCTCGCTCCAGACCTGGGACGATTCGGGGCTGATCGCCGAGGTGCCCGTGGTGGTGCACCTGCGCGGGCAGTTCAAGGAAATGTCCCTCGGCGACTACAAGCCCCAGAGCCCGGCCGAGTTCCCGTCGAAATTCTCGGCCAGCTACGCCAAGTGCGTCCACGACGGCCGGGAACTCTACGAAATCGACGCCCTGTCCAACATCCTCAAGGTGGATGGCGTCGACCTCCTGGCCACCTACCGCCAGAACATCGGCGGTTAACTCCAACCCACGGAGACATCCATGAACGAAGCGACCATCACCGATCCCGGCGTCGAGCAGCCCCAGGCCCCCGTCGCCGAGGGCTTGGCCGAGGCCGAGGCCAAGGGCCTGGAAGAACATCTCCAGGAGATCGACGACGCCATTGCGTCCCTGCCGGGCGAGTTTGCGCTGCCGTCCGGCGTGCGCGTGGTCATGCGTCCGGGCAAGGGCCGCGACCTGCTGGCCGCCCAGCGCGCCGCCGCGACCGACACGCATCTGGTCATGTACGGCCTGATCGCCAGCCTGTGCACGTTTAACGGTGAAAAGCGGGTGCTCGAAGACATCCTCGACATGCCGCTTGGCGACGTCATGCAGTTGAACGTCAAGATCGGGGAGTTGACCGGCGGCGATTTTTTGCCGTCGACGCCCGCTCCGTCCTGCACCTCGCAGCCGTGACCGGCTGGAGCCACGGCGAGCTGATGGAGATGCCCGCTGCCGAACTGGCCCGCTGGTGCCGGGAAGCGGTCGAATACCACAACGACATGAACACGGTTGACTGACAGGGGCGGCGAAAGGCCGCCCCTGACGCCTGGGGAGCCTCGTGAACGGACTGTTGCAACTCGGCATCGTGCTGACCGCCATCGACAAGATGAGCGGCGTCATCACCGGCGCGACCGACAAGGCCGCCCAGGGGTTCGCCCGTCTGCAACAGACCGTGTCCCAGGTCTCGGCCAAAATGACCGAGATGGGGACCAAGGCCAGCCTGATGGGGCACGGCATCGTAAACGCCCTGCAAACGCCCGTCGCCGCATTTGCCGACCTGGACGAGGCCTCGACGAACCTGCGCGTGGCCATGATGGACAACCTGGGACGCATCCCGCCCCAGTTCGCGGAGATCAACCGCCAGGCCGTGGAGCTTGGCAACGTCCTGCCCGGCACCACGGCGGATTTCGTCAATGCGGCCCGGGCGCTCATCGAAAATGGCACGGCGTTGGAAACAGTCGTTAACGGCGGACTCAAGGCCGCCGCATACCTGGGGGTCATTTTGAAGATCCCCCAGGCCGGGGCGGCCGAGATGGTCGCCAAGTTCCGGGAGGCCTTCGGGCTGGCCGAGAACGAACTGACCAAGATGGCGGACCTGACCCAGCGGGCCAAGTTCGCCTTCGGCCTGAACCCCGAAGAGGTCAAATACGCCGCGCAGTATGCCGGGGCGACGCTGAACAACCTCAAGCTGACCGGCATCGAGAACACCAAGATGTTCCTGGCCATGCAGGGCATCGCCCGCCAGAAAGGCATGGAGGGGTCGGTCTTCGGGACGAGCTTCGCCTCCATGCTCAACAACATCGGCATGATGGAGCAAAAGCTCGGCCGCAACTCCAAGATCATGCAGGAGGTCAACGCCGATCTGGCACAGGCCGGCATCCATCTGCAATTCTTCGACGGTGCCGGAAAATTCGTCGGCCTGGAAAAAATGGTGGCGGAGCTGGAAAAGCTCAAGGCGCTCTCCGAACAGGACAAGCTCACTGCCATGAACAAGATTTTCGGCATGGAGGGCGGCCGCGTGGCCTCCATGCTCTCGGACGCCGGAGTGGGCGGCTTGCACAATGCCCTGGCCACCATGGCCCGGCAGGCCGATCTCATGCAGCGCATTGATGAAACCAACAAGTCCGCCCGCAACACCTGGGAGGCCCTGACCGGCACCATCGAGAACTTCTGGGCTGCCGTGGGCGGCCCCATGGTCACGGCGCTGTATCCGTACATGCAGGCGGTCAACGAGTTCGTGGGGGGGCCGCTCATGGAGTGGGCCGAGCGCAACAAGGACCTGGTCAAATGGCTGGGGCTGGCCGCCCTGGCCGTGGGTGGATTCCTGGTGGTGCTTGGCGGCGTGGGCATCGTGGCCGGGGCCGTGGGCAGCGGCGTGTCCGCGTTGCTCGGGGTGTTTTCGGCCGTGGCGGGCGGGGTCGGCATGCTCGGCCGGGCGCTGGCCTGGCTCGGCCCCATCCTCGGCCGCACGCTTGTGACCGCCTTCCTCGCGGCGGCCAAGGGGGCCTGGGCCTTCACCACGGCGCTCTTGGCCAACCCCATCACCTGGATCATCGCGGCCATCATCGCCCTGGGCGTGGGTATCTACATGCTCATCAGGCATTGGGACGCGGTCAAGGCCGCAGCCCAGCGCTTCTGGGGCTACCTGAAATCCATGGCCGGATCGATCGGGACGGCATTGTCCAGCGCAATAACCGGCGGGATGGCGGCCATACAAAGCGGCGTGGGCCGGGCGGTTTCCGCCGTGGCCCAGGTGGGTGGCCGGCTCCTTTCCACATTCGCGAATCTGCCCGCCCGGATGTTTCAGGCGGGCGTGGCGCTCATCGAGCAACTGTGGCAGGGCATGATGTCCGCAGCGGGCAAGCTGTTAAACGGCGTCCAGAAGATCGCTGAAAAGGTTCGTTCCTTCTGGCCGTTTTCCCCTGCCAAAGAGGGGCCCCTGCGCGACCTGCACCGCGTCCGGATCATCGAAACCATCGCCGAGGGCGTCAACGCCGGGCCGTTGGTCAAGGCCATGACCGCGGCGGCGGGGGCTGGGATGGCCCCCGTGAACAAGGCCGCGGTGGCCGCCAAGGCCACAAGCCTCATGGGCGACGCCAAGTGGCAGGATCCGCGTCTGCAAGCCATCCTGCGCAGGCACGGCGGTGTGGCCGATCCGACCCCGCCCGCCGCGCGGGCCATGCCCCGAAACCTCGGCCGCACCGTGCCCGTGGGCGGCGCGCCGGCCGCGCCAGCACCCGCGCCCCGTCCGGCGACCGGGCCCGCCGCGTCCGGACGGGGCGGTTCCGCCCGAGGCGGCGGAGGCGGCGTCACGGTCAACTATTCTCCGACCATCAACCTGCAGGGCATGGGCGGCAAGGACGGCCTCATGGCCGCCCTCAAGGCCCACGAGCACGAACTGGTGCGCCTGATCGAGCAGGTCGTGGCCCGCAACGCCCGGAGGGCTTACTAAATGTGGGCCACCCTGGGCGACGTGCGCTTCGAGCTGTTGCGCGCCCCCGAGTCGGCGGACCTGGCCATCGGCCACACCTACGCCGAGCACGCCGTCATCGAGGGCAAGCCCAAGCTGCAATGGACCGGCGATGCGCTACGGGACCGAAACTGGACCGTCCGGCTGCATCACTCGTTTTGCGACCCCGACACCGTGATGACGGCGCTTCGGACCGCCGCCGCAAACCATCAGGCCCTGCCGCTGTCGCTCGGCACCGGGACGTATCTGGGACGGTACGTGATCGTGGACATCAGCGAGCAGACGCTTTTTACCGGCCCCACCGGCCGCACTCTGGAGTTGGCCGCGACGCTCAAGCTCAAGGAATGGATCGGCGGCGAATCCCAGGGCGGGGGCGAGGCCGTCGCCCAGGCCGGCCAGTCGCTGATCGGGAGCGTGTGGCGATGAACGCCGCGTACCTTGAGCACATCACCACCGAGGGGGAACGCTGGGATCTGTTGGCGTGGCGATACTACCGCGATCCCATAGGCTACGAGCGCATCATGGCCGCCAACCCCGACGTGTCCCGCGAACCGGTCCTGACCGGCGGCATCCGCCTGCTCATCCCCGTCATCGAGGCCCCAGACACCCTGGCCGAGGATCTGCCGCCATGGAAAAGGTGAAGGTCCGCACCCCGCAATGGACGGTTTCCATCGCGGGAAAGGACGTGACGTCCGCGATCATGTCCTACGTGAAGTCGGTGACCTACAGCGACAGCGTGACGGGATCGTCCGACGAGGTGGACCTGGTCCTGGAGGATTCCACCGGCGTGTGGCGCACGTCCTGGTATCCGAGCCAGGGCGACGCCATCGTGGTGGCCATGGGCTACGCCGGGGAGGGGCTTATGCCCTGCGGGTCGTTTGAGATCGAGGAGATCGAGATCTCCGGCCCCGAGGCGGTCATGCACATCCGGGCCCTGGCTAGCGGCGTCACCCCTGCCCAGCGCACGAGGCGGTCCCAGGCCTACGAAGGGACCAGCCTGCGGGAGATCGCCACCACCGTGGCCCGTCGCCATGGGTTCGAGGTGCTCGGCGACATCCTGGACGTGCGCATTGGCCGCATCACCCAGAACCAGGAGGCGGATTTGTCGTTCGTGAAGCGGCTGGCGGGCGATTACGGCCACGTGTTTTCCGTCAAGGGCAATTCACTGGTGTTCAGCCAGTATTCAAAACTGCGGACGGCCGCCCCGGTCCTGACGCTCAATCGCGTGGGCGGCGTGGCCTCCTACAGCCTGCGGGACCAGTCGCTCAAAGCTTACAAGGACTGCGTGTGCTCCTACGACGATCCCAAGACCAAAACCTGCCACACCCACCGGGCCCGGGCTTCCGGTGCCGTGTCCGGCGACACCTGCAAAATCACCCGGCGCTGTGAAAACGCACAACAGGCCAAACTCCAGGCCAAGGCCGAACTGGAGCGGCAAAACGACGGCAAGATCGAGGGCTCCCTGAACTGCGAGGGCAATACCCGCCTGGTGGCCGGAAACACCGTGGCCCTGGCCGGATTCGGCCGTTTCGACGGAACCTATCTGATCGACTCGTCGCGCCATAGCATCGAGCGGGGCACGGGCTACGCCACGGAGATCACGATCAAACGGGGCTACGAGGAGGCCGAAGTCCATGCTTAAATTCGGTGTGGTGACGCAGGTTGACGCCGCGAACTGCCGCGCCCGCGTCCGCTACCAGGACAACGAGGGCATCGAATCCTGGTGGCTGGCCGTGATCCAGCGCAAGACCACGGGCGACCGCGACTATCACATGCCCCAGCCGGGCGAGCATGTGGCCTGTCTGGTCGACGCGCACAACGAGGAAGGGGTTGTCCTGGGGGCTATCTATTCGGCCGCCGATCCCACGCCGGTATCGAGCCAGGACAAACGCCACACACAATTCGAGGACAAAACCGAGGTCGAATACGACCGCGAGTCGCACGAGCTGCGGGCGAGCATCCGGGGCGGTCTGGAGACGGGCGTTCTCAAAAAGTTGCAGCGCCATCGGATAAACAGGGGAAATCTGCTCATCAAGCTGGTGAAGGAAAAACGCCTGCCGCATGAGCCGCCGGAGATCGTGCCCGCCGAGGACTGGAAGAAACTCAAGGGATACGGATACGTCGTGCTCGAATCGGAACGCATGATCTGCCTGAACGCGCCGACCATCGTGATGTTGTGCAACAAGACCGTGTCCGGGGCATACGTGCCCGATTTGATCGAAGACGAAGTGTACAGTGAGCAATCAAGAGAAGAGTAGCCCTGCACGACGCAGAAGGAAAATCCGAAGAGGGGATGTACAACGTCGTCATCTCCCGCCGGAAGGATGACATGACAAACTCCGTCGTCGACGTCAACGAAATACGGTCCGCCGACTGGTCCCGCACGGTGGGTGGCTACGGCGAGGTGGTCGAGCAGCTCGACGACATCGCCCAGGCCATGCGCATCCTGCTGGCCACGCCCAAGGGGGCCGTGGTCCACCGGCCGGAGTTCGGCTGCGACGCCTGGCGGTACCTCGATCATCCGACCAACGAGGCCCTGCCCCATATCATCCGCGAATGCACCGACGCCCTGGCCAGGTGGGAGCCCCGGGCCACGGTCGTCGGCATTGAAAGCAGCTACGACGCCGAGCACGTGTATCTGGTCATCCGCTGGGTGGCGGCCCTGGGGTCACAGTCCCAGGCGTCGGAGGTGCGGTATGTGTTCACTCGACCTGAATAGCCTGCCCGAACCCTGTTTTATCGACCGGGACGCGGCCGCCGTGACCGCCGAGATGGTGGCCATGTTCGAGGCCATGACCGGCCGCACGCTCTATCCGGCCCAGCCCGAGCGCGTCGAAATCGACCTGGTGGCCTACCGGGAGATGCTCGTGCGCATCGGCATCCAGGCCGCCGCCAAGCAAAATCTGTTGGCGTACGCCACAGGCGCGCACCTTGACCACCTGGCCGCGTTCTACGACGTCACCCGGCTGGCGGCATCGGCCGCCCGCACCACCCTGCTCTTTTCGGTCGACCCGCCGCGCCCGGCGGCTGTGGCCATCCCGGCCGGAACCCAGGTCCAGACCAAGGACGGCAAGTTCGCGTTCGCCACCACCGCACAGACTGTCCTGCCCGCCGGGGAGACCTCCGTCGCCGTCCCGGCCGTGGCCACCACGGCCGGGACCGGGGCCAACGGCTATCTACCGGGCGAGATCGCCAGCCTGGTGGACAGCGTGGACGTGGACGCCGTGATCAACACGACCACCAGCTACGCCGGCCTGGCCGCCGAGGATGACGACCGTCTGCGGACCCGGACCCAGATCGCCACCGAGGCGTTTTCAACCTGCGGTCCGGAAAATGCCTACCGATTCTGGGCGCTCTCGGCCCACCAGGGGATCGTGGATGTGGCCGTGATCTCGCCGTCGGCCGGGGTGGTGCATGTGTATCCGCTCATGGCCACGGGCCTGCCCGGCAGCGAGGTGATCGCCAAGGTCGCCGCGCTACTGCTGGGCGACAAGGTGCGGCCCCTGACCGACCTGGTCAGGGTGCTGCCTCCTGTACCCCGCGACTACGCCGTGCACGTGGCCGTGACCGTACAGGACGGACACGACGCGGCCACGGTTGTGGGTGCGGCGCAAAATGCCCTTGAGGTCTATGCGTCGGGCCGCGCGGCCCGGCTCGGCCGGGACATCGTGCCGGCACAGGTCATCTCGGCGGCCGCCGTGGCCGGCGTGCATGACGTGTCGGTCATATCGCCCGGCCTGCTCGTGCTGGGGGCGGAGGAGTGGGCGCACTGCATCGGGGTGACCGTGGACGTTTCGGGGGTGGCCGATGGCTGATTTGCGCATCGTCCCGCCGGGCATCGACGACGCAACAAGCCAGGCCATCGCTGGGCTGCTTGATCGCTTCGACGCCCTCGATCTGGACGTGCTGCGCACGATCCCGGTGGAGACGCGCCTGGACGCGGTCCTGGAGCACCTGGCCTATGCCTGCCATGTGGACGGCTGGGAATACGTCTCGACCCGGGCGCAGAAGATCGACCTGATCAAACGCTTTTACGAGTTTCACCGGTACAAGGGCACCACCTACGGCCTGGCCCTCTACCTGCGCACCTTCCTGCCCCGCGATCTCCTGTCCTGCTCGCCGCCCACGAAATCGTATTGCGGCGCGAGCCTGACCGACGCCGAGCGGGCGGCCTGGGAGGCCCCGCATCCCGAGGTGCGCGTCTATCCGTTCCGGCACGCCGGGACGAGGCAGGGGGCGTTTGTCGGCGATTTTGCCGGGGCCTGCTGGCCCAACACCTCGGACGCTATCCTGCGCATCGGCGAGCGCGTGACCCTGTACGACCCGTTGACCGGCGAGGACAGGTGGCTGGATTCCCTGGCCACCTCGCGCGACACCCAGGACAGGCTCGGCAGTGAGCGCGTGACCGTGCGGCTACCAAGACAGGCGGGCCGGTCGCTGTTCGTGGGGCGATGCCTGGCCGGGATCACGGCCGACACCGGCGCGGCCGCGCGGCTCTACGTGCTGGATCTGACCGTGGGGTACGTCGACGAGATCGAGCGCCGCAGGCCGCTGTCCGTGCGGCCGTCGCTTACGCCCATGCGGATCGGATGCGACCAGGTCGCCAGCCCGGGCTCGGACGGCGGCATCTTCTTGGGGCACCGCTGGTCGGACGCCTACGATGCCCCGGCGCACCTGTTCACGGCCGGGCGCTTCCCGGTGCGGTCCACCGCCGGGGATCGTCTCTACCGCCGCACGAAACTGTTCGATCCGGCGCGTGTGGCGTTCAACCGTCGTGAGACGTCCACGTTTTTGGGTGCGTTCAAGCTGGGGGCGGTTCGGCCGCATCACGCCGAGGCCGCCGTGGACATGCTGCGGCCCGCACCGGCCCGGGCCATGTTCTGCGGCCGGCCCACCTGTCTGCGGTACACCTGCGATCTGGACGCCCAGGCGTGGATCGATCGCATGCGTCGCATCGGCAAAATGGCTGTTCGGCTCTCGGACCGCATCCTCGTCTCGACCGCCAACCGCCGGCAAATCCAGGTCAGCGAGTCGCTGATCTGCGGGGCCGTCGTCTGCGGCGAATATCAACTGGACACCTTCTAGGGGGACCAATGGAAAAGCTCGTCACATTTCGCGATCGTCAGGAACTGCAGGCGTCCGACCTGAACAATATCGGGGGCTATGCCGACGCCGCCCTGGCCCACCTGGTTACCGAGGCAATTACCGGCGAACGAATGTTCGTGGGACTGCGGGTCACGCAGCATTCGGCCACGGAAATCGATGTCGCGGCCGGGAGGCTCTGGGACGGCGTGACCGGCCTTCGGTATGCCAAGGCCGAGGCCGAGACGATCAGCCTGTTTTCCTACCTGCCTGTCGCGGATCAGAAATATCTGAATGTCTCGGTGATCGGTCAGGAGGTGGACGACCTCCAGGAACCGCGCGATTATCTGGTGGATCTGACGTCCGGGCAAACCGAGCCCAAAGCGGTCTACATGGCCACAGCCCGCAATGTGGCTATCCTGATCACGGCCGGGCTGGAGTCGTCCACTCCCCAGCGGCCCGACGCGCCGACCGGCTATCTGACCGTCGCGCACGTGCTGCTCGGCACCAACGGCATCCTGGAGATCGAGGAGGCCTCGAACAAGCAGCTCATGCGGCTGTTCGAGGTCTGGCAGCAGACGCTCGCCAATCTGGCCTGGATCAACGAGGCCGCTCCGAAATTGGCGAGCATCATGTCCGACCTCGCGAACCTGGCCGCGATGATCCGCGCGCTCCAGGCCGCCGCGTCCACGGACGGCCTGGTCTCGCAGCTTGCGGCCGAGGTCGCCCTGATCCGGGACAAACTGGAACTGCCCGCCGTTTATACGGAATACGAGGCCGACAATTTCCTCGTGCTGGATGAGTCCGACATCACGAATCCGGAATATCACGCCCTGGTCAATATGGGCGTCAGGTTCCCCTGGGCCGGAGAAACCGAGCAGCAACTGGCCCTGTTCAATCCCTACGATACGAACGTCAAGGATCACGACGGCCTGATCTTGCCGGCCCACACCGAGGTCGCCCGGCTGGCGCTGACCGGGTATGCCGGGAGTCTGTCCCTGTCGCAATACCAGTTCCAGACCCTGGAGGCCCGGCAATGCACGCGGACCCGCCGCCGCATCGAATACAGCCCGGCGTGGCGGTACTGCACCAACGGCGTCTATATCCCGGCCACCGGCACAGCGAAAATCATCGAACAGGTCTTTGAGGGTGAGGTCCCGGCCGGCGTGGACCTGGGGGACTCCAAATACCGCGAGGAGACGTTCCTCTGGGGCACGGCGGGCCATATGTGCTACCAGGCCTGCGACGTGTGGGTGCACACGTGGCAGGAGACCTATACGGTCGTCGACAGCGTGACCAACACGATCAACGGCAGCATCAACGCGCAGACGTTTCTCAATTCGCAAAACGGATGGCTCACCAAGATCGGCCTGCAATTCACCGCCGCCGGAGCGGACGGGGCCGTCACCCTGCTTCTCATGGAAACGCAGAACGGGTTGCCGAACCACAACCGCGTGCTCGGACAAGCCACGGTGCAGGCGGCTGATATCAAAACAATGCCCACCGAGACGGTGTTCCGGTTCACCCAGCCGGTGTTCCTGTCGCCGGGTCGGCGTTATGCCATCGTGTTGGTGACCGGAGGCGCGCACAGTGTCGCGCTGGTGTCCGGGACGAAGTATTCCCAGGGCACGCTGTTCTATTCCACGGACGGCGAATATTTCCAGGGTGACGTTACCCAAGATCTGATGATGACCCTGTATTATGCGCAATTCTCAAACCCGCGCACGGTGGTGGACCTGACCCCGATCTCCCTGGCGGACGGCATCGTCGCGTTTTCCATTCTCGCGGAGATCATCCAGCCCGAGGCCACGTCGCTCGTTTTCGAATACCAGCCGAGCGGCTCGGGCGAATGGTATTCGATCGCGGAGGGTACGACCGGGGCGCTCCTGGGCCTCCCCGCGATGTGCCGGATGCGGGCCGTGCTGAACGGCTCACAGGATATCATGCCGTGCCTGGGACTGACCGGTTCCAAGCTGCGCGCCACCCGGGCCGGGTTGTCGTTCAAGCACATCTCCACACTGCGGACCCTGCCGGCCGCGAAGGATGACATCAAGGTCATTTTGCGCCTGGAGAACTGGGACGCCGTAAAACACTCCTGCACAGTAAGGCTCCTTTCCGACAGCACCACATACGAGGGCACGGTCGTGGACGAGGTCCTGGACGAGACGACGATCCGGCGCACGGTGTCGTTTACGCCGAACGCCGGGACGGGAATCTCGACGTATCAGATCGTGATCGAAGGGACGACGACCACGGCGCTTTCGACCTTCCACGTGGCGCAGCGCATGGACGTGGCCCTCTAGGGGAGGTGATATGGTCCTGGACCTCGAAAAATTCACGTGGACCGACGGCAAGACGCCGGTCTCGGCCGTCGAGCTGAACGCTCGGTTCTGGGCGATAGTCCGGCGTCTCCACGCCCTGGAAACCCTCTCCATCAACTGGGAGGCGGCTGTGGCCGAGGTGCAAAACCACGGCCTGGCGAGGATCAACGAGGCGGTGGTACCGCTCCTTGAGATGCTGCGCGGCGACCTGGCCGCGCTGGTTGATCAGGGCCGGCTGGACCTGGGCGCACTGGTTGATCAGGGCCGGCTGGACCTGGCCGCGTTGGAGACACGGGGCGATACCGCGCTCACAGGATGGACGACCGACGTCAATGCGCTCCTCGCCCACGGGTATGACACAGTTGCCTCCCTGCAAACACAGCTCGACGCCCGGCTGGCCGGGTTCTGCCCGCTGGACGATCAGGGCCTGGTCCCCCTGGAGCGCATCCCTGTGGGCGCGACGTGGCATGTGGGTATGATTCTCATGTGGTCCGGCGCGGCCGACGCCGTGCCCACGGGTTGGGCGCTTTGCAACGGTGAAAATGGGACGCCGGACCTGAGGGACAGATTTATTGTTGGGGCCGGTAACACCTATGCGGTCGGCGCGACCGGTGGAGCGGCAACACATACGCATACGGCGTCAACTGGTGCACATACGCTTACCCAAGCGCAAATGCCAGCACACGCTCACACTTTCCAGGCTTGGCGAAATGTAGCGTCGTATGTTGTCGCTGCCGGAAGCCACGCCAACATACAAACAGGTACTTTTAGTACCTCAACAGAAGGTGGTGGTGGTTCGCATAGCCATACAGCAACGGTCAATGAAGCGTCCAGTCTACCTCCGTTTTACGCGCTGGCGCTCATCATGAAGGTATAAGAAGCAAAAGGATAAATCAATGGAAAATCGGGTAACAATAGTTCCTGATGATAATGTCATAGTTGTCAATGGCGTCGGGTGTGTCATTGCTGCGGCATATCCCGAAGGCGTCCACGCCATTCAATGGGCGGGCGAGTCGGGCCACATTGAATTCAAAGACGAACGACACAATGCTCCGCTTTCGCCGGACGATTACGCCGACTACATCCAGCCCTTTGTGACGGCGTGGCAGACGGCACAGGAGGCGGCAACGCAGCCCCCGCCCGAGCCGACGCTGGATGAAGTGGCGGCGGGCAAATTGGCGGCTATCCAGGCCGAGAAATGCCGAGTCAGGGACGGCGGTTTTCTGGTGGACGAGACGTTGTTCGATTCGGACCAGGCGGCACGGACATCCTATCTGGAATTGGCTCTGCGATTTCAGGTCGATCCTGCGTTCTCGACGCGCTGGAAGGCCTCGTCAGGGGTCTGGGTGACCATGGACGCGACGCTGTTCGCCCGGGTTCAGGCTGTCGGCACGGCACATATTCAGGCCGTGTTCGCATGGCAGGAAGCCCGGGATGTCGAGGTGGCGGCTATCCTGGCCCAGGTGGCGGCCGGCACGATGACCGAGGAGGAGGCCAAGGCGGCCGTGGCGGCCGTCTCGGCACAATATTCGTAAGCGGAGCAGGCGGGGCGGCTGGCACCGTCCCACTGGCCCGGTGCTGGAACACCGGTCCACCGGCCTGCGCCGGCTGCTCCCTCCCCTGGTGGACCAAGGGTGTGAGGGAGGTAGCAGGCACAGGCGTAACTGTAAAGGATGGAACATGAGGAGTCCGTTATCGGGGTGGATAGGTGGCAAGCATCATCTGGTCAAAGACATCGTCAAGCGTATTCCGGAGCATGAGTGCTATTGCGAGCCGTTTGCCGGAGCGGCCTGGGTTTTATTCAACAAGGAACCCAGCGAGGCGGAAGTCATCAATGACATCAATTCGGATATTGTGACGCTGTACCGGGTGATCAGATTCCACCTGCGTGAGTTCATTGAACACTTCAAATGGCTGCTATGCGCGCGTGAGGAATTTCAGCGGTTCATGGTCACACCGCCGGAGGTGTTGACCGACATTCAGAGAGCCGTTCGGTTCTACTATGTGCAGCGCCAGTCGTTCGGGGGCCGGGTCGTCAACCCGAGCTACGGCTACTCGACCAAGCGGGGGCCGCGCCTCAACCTGCTGCGGATCGAGGAGGATCTGTCCGCCGCGCATCTCCGGCTGACCCGGGTCTATGTGGAGCACCTGTCCTACGGGGACGTCATCAAGCGATATGATCGGCCACAGACCTTCTTTTACCTTGATCCGCCGTATTTCCGATGCGAGGACTACTACGGCAAAGGCCTGTTCCGGCGGGATGATTTCATGGTGCTGCGCGACATCCTGGCGGGGATCAAGGGCCGGTTTCTTATGAGCTTGAACAACACCCCGGAAGTACTAGAAATATATAAAGATTTCATGATAGAGGAGGTGGCGACCCGCTATAGCTGCGGCAAGGCCAACCAGGTGCCGGTGACGGAGGTCCTCATCCGCAACTACCCCGACTGCGCGGTGCAGCACGGATTCTCAAACTAA